GTTTCGTAGCCACTGTATGACTTAACTGTGTCGTTCTGTCCGTAGATGAGCTGCTCAACAATTTTCGTACCACCCGATTCGGTGCGGATACGTCCCTTGTCTGAAAGCCAGTACGTAAGCGGACGAGCCGAAAATACGTTGTCTGTAAGCTTGTCACGATAGTTGGCAAGCGTAGTCGAAAGTAGTGCATCAAAGTTAGCGTTAACTGCCATTTGAATCTCCTTAAAATATTATGAAATGCCAAGCTGCTGTTTAGCAGTAGCAAAGGCATCCCGTAGTGATGTGATAGGTTGTGAATCCACCGAGGTCCCCTGAGAAGACGAACCTCCAGCTACAATACCACCAGAACGCTTAGCTTGAACAATCTTTTGTTCCTGCTGCTCTCTCTGTGACTGTACCTGGCGTTGTGCCTGCTCGCGCGCGTGAAGTCGGTCAAATGCACTTTGTTTGTAAACTGATTCCAAATTGGTTGTCCCCAAAGCTAATGCTTGTGCCACGACTTCGTTTGCATCGAAATCCTCGCCGTATTTCTGCTGTAGATTGTAAATGTTGTTTTCCAACTCTCCCATCGCCTGTTGTTCCTCAAAGGAACGAATGCGACTTTCAAGCTGGCGATACTGCTTCTCCATTGGATCTGCAAAAATGTCATCCTCTTCAAAGGAATCCACGTTATTAAGACCATAATGGTTTTTCAGTAAATCAATAGTTGCATTAGGGTCATTGTCCAACGCTTGTTGGATTGCCTGTGCAAATTGAACTCCACGACGTTCTTCAGCAAGTTGTTGCGTTTTGCGGGTATAATCCGCTTGACGCTGATAACCAGAAACCGCCTCTTTAAAAGGAACTTCAAGTTCTTCTCCATCAACAGTTATTCTGACATACTTGTCAGCATAAGAGTCAACATCGATATACTCTAGGTCCGATTCATAATCGGCTGCTTCATCCATCCCATCGACTTGTCCATCATAATCGATGGGGTCCATGATTTCGGAATCAAAATTTTCGGTATCCATAATTCTCCAGAGTCCAAATTGGTTGCTCTAATAGTAGGTGTTGTTCGTTACATTTGTATGTTTGGTAAACCGCCAGATTGGTTTGCAATAGCAGCCAAAACTTGCGGAGGAATATCACTAGGGAGTGGCATGCCGCCAGTAGGAAGAACTTCCTGCTGTGGCATTTGCCCACCTTCCATAGGTGCACTTTGCGGAGGCATACCACCCTCAGGTGGTAATTCGCCTTCCATGCCAGGTTGCGGTGGTGGTGCAGCAAGGAAAGCTTCAGGTGTTTTAACACCAAAACCAAACTGCAGTACGTGACGAGCAAGGGCAGCCATGTCGACAACACCAGCACCAACGAAAGGAGCCATGGCGTCAACCATCTGCAAAGCCATCTGACGACGGAATGATTCGTTAACAGGCTGTGTAGAGCCAGCTTCAACCTCAAAGTCGAACTCGCCCATCAGGTAGTCACGATCAAAGTTAACCCAGATAGGCATAGCGGAACTACCAACAACACGGGCAACATGTTCACCAGTCATGTACTGCTGTGCAAGCGCAATAAGGCGCTTGGAGGCAGAAGCGATAGCGCGTTCCACCTCTGCAAGTTTGTCGCTTGTGCGTGCGTTCATAGCGTCCTGCATCATGGCAGATTCTGTAGCTGTGCGGCTGATCTCTGAAGATCCGCCACGCATGAACTCAGCAACACCACTGATGCGGTCAATATCCTGGAGGATAAGACCTGATACGTTATACATATCTGGAGGGTTAACAATGGCAGGCATCGAGGACACGACACCACCCAATGGTTCGTCAGATACTACAGGAACCATTACGTTGTCTTCATCAGATTCCAACGCTGCACGACCATCCTGGTCGAACGCTGATTCCTTATATAGCCATTTACGGCTGAAACGCTTACGATGATTCATCATCTGTGAACGCGTAGCATTCAACTCGTACTGCAAAGGTTCAATAGCTTCCAACTCACCCATAGGGTAGAAATGCTCAGGAACATCATAGTTGCGTAGCATCACAAAAGGATGACCAAAAGCATATGGCATCTTAATAGGATTAATCAGGAAAGCTTCTCCGCCATCTGCAAATACAGACATCGTTTGACGCTTAACATCATAGTATTCCCACACATCCACATACGCGTCGTTCTCATCTTTAGACTGGCGTGGCTTGCCATCTTCCGATGACCACTTGCTGTATGTGCTTGCCTGACAGTCATTGCGTGCCTGACGGGCATAACGAGGATCATGGCGTACGTCGGTCATAGGACGACGGATGCGTTGAGCAATCCATTTCATATCGTCAACACTGGTAGCATCAGGATCGACAAACACATCGAAAGGAGATACGCGCTCCACGAATGGACGGTCCTCGATAACAACTAGGTTTGTTTCCGAAGAAGAACCCTGTTGAGGATCAGCAATTTCGCCATTCTCTTCAGTGGTGATTTTAGCAAGACGTTCCTCTTCGATAAACCTATAACCTACTTTAAGCCAGCCATGCCCCATAATAAGGTAGTCATCCACTGCACGGCGCATTTGCTTTTGACAATCAAAATGACGCCACCAATAGTTAATGATGGCTTCAGTGATAATAGCCTTGTCGCCATCCTCTGGACGACGTGCAGATACAGTAATCTTGGGGTGGTTAACAGCGACGCTAGGCCCAATAACGTTGACAGTTGCAAACGAAATATTTACAAGCATACGATCCTCTTGCGACATATCAGCAAAATGTTTACCCTTATACAGGTCAATCATGCGACGCCAAAGTTTATCGTACTTTTCTTGTTTACGCCACTTCTTAGTATGCTCAATCTTTTTGCGGTACATCGCCAGAACACTGGCGTTTGTTGCCCTAGCCATTATTCAGACTCAGGGAAAGTGTTGAGGTATGCCTGTGCGTACCGTACAGCAAGGTTCCACACAGCGGTGAAACCAGCTGCTGCTGCGAACTTCCATGCGTCAACTTCGAATATTGCGCTAGAAACGGGAGCAGTTGAAACACCAAAAATGAATGTTGCTACTGCCCTGCGAAATGCGTCCTTATAGTTCACGCTACCCCCTTGAAGTGGTCATTGATATGTTCGTCCAATTTATCATCCATTTTATCCACCTTGATAACCAGGTGCTCCAACAGGGATCTAGATTCCGCATGCTGATCGGTGTTCTCTTTGCGAAGCTTCTGTAAAATAACAACCACTGGTCCAGTAATTACAGCAACAACAATAGGAACCCACCACATGTGTTAACTCCAATTAGTCACGGGTTCAGCCGTGATACCTTTAGCTGCAGCGTCAGCAACAATCTTGTCTTGGCGCTGTTTAATAGTGTCGCCATGGAAGTTTTCCTTGCCGTAAGTGAAACCCAGGTTAATTGTTTGGATGTGGCATTTAAAACATATCAAACCACGACGGGGTACACCATCGCCAACAAATCTAGATTCACACTGTTCACACACGAATACGGCCATACCTATAGATGTATCGTTACTTAGCGAATGTTAAAGTTGCCAATTGACAATTTTTCTTTCTTTTCAGGAGTGATTTGGTTTGCAAACCAGTCAAAAGAGAACTTTGGGGGAGACAAATCAGGCAAATACTCCGACAACCACACATGCTTCAACATCTGATTAGAAATAGCCAACGACATTACACGGTCGTCATGAGGCGAACCATGCATCTTGCCATTATCCTCACGAACAAACGTTCGCAACTCAGCAACAGTCTTATCACAATACAACGTCAAATCAGAATCACGCAAAGCCTTAGCCAGTTCGTCAATAGCCAATGGCTTAGAAGAAGCCGTTGTACGCCAACCCAAAACCTCAGTAGCCTGAGGAGAGCGCTGAGCCAAGCGACGTTGCCTATAGATATTCCTGTAACCCTCACGTTGCAACGCCTTAAGCGTTGTCAACCCATGGTTGTTAGATTCTACGCCAATCAACGCCCCATTATACCAGTCACCCAAATCATACAACACATCAGACCCAAACAAGTCAGGATCAATATGGCCATGCCACATAGCCACAACCTCTTCTGTGTTAGCATTAATAACATGAGCCACACTATAGTCACCATGACCAAGGCCCTCAGCAACGTCAGCACCAATACAATATACCTGGCCATGCTCAGGTTCGGACCACACAGACAAAGGACCACCATCAGCACGGAACTCGTAATGCTCAATACCCAACAAGGTACCCTTAATTGGGTCAACAAGCTCCAAAGCCCTAAGAACATCAAGATCAAACACAGGGCGACCCGAACGGACAAAAGCCTCATCAGGATCCGACGGATACTCCTGAGCTAACTGCCAATCAGGAAGCTGCGCCTTTTTAGCCGCATACCAGTTCTCATCACGGTCACCAGCAGACCAAGGAAAAAAAATACCCTTAAAGTCATTAGTGCCATTCTGGGAACCAACCCACAAACGATGGAAAATATTCCCCTCACCCTTGGCAGTACTCAAACAAATAATACGACCACCAACGTCAGCAATAGGTTCAATAGAAGCCCACGCCTCCTCACTGTTAGGCAGGAAAGCCATCTCGTCAATAATAACACGATACACCGATTCACCACGCGCAGGATCATTACCGCTAGGTAAAGACTCCAGCGCGGACTCATTAGCAAACACCATCTTTAACTGGTTATCAGATACCATAGCAGGCCCACGCTGCTTCATCCAATCAGGAAGCATCTTATACCCATACTTAGATTTTTGAAGCAACTTAGCCGCCTCACGTTCAGTTCTAGAAAGCATAACCTCAAAACGGTCAGGCCAAAAGAAAACCTCCCAAAAAGCAAAAGCAGAAGCCAAAGTAGAAAA